AAGCAAAGTGTGGCCATCTATTTTAGAGCGTGCTTTTGTTTTTCATTCCTCTGTCTGTCTCCAGTATGACTGTTCGCCCGCATAGAACTGCAAACTGCAATCGTCCAGCATTTGCCTTATTTCAGTCTTGCATAACAAATGATTTTTGACCTCGGGCACCACTGCGTTGTCTTTGATAAGCTGGAGTACGTTGTGCGCAGAATATTTGCTCCAGACTGTGCGTCGATCGTCAATTACCAAAATTGACGCCTGGCCGTAGGGGCTCATCGCCGCGTCGAATAACAAATCGCCGTCGCTATCGTCGAATGTGTCGCTCAAAAGAGGTGTCGACAGCATTTGTTGTACAAACAGAGCCGACTTTTTCTGCTCCTTAGGTGTGCGGCAAAATTCTGTACTGCCATAGCCGCACAGATATTTGCGCAAAACTTTGACAAATAACGTCGTATTTGCGGCTAAAGCGGACGCAACTGCTGCGAACGGCAATTTGACGCATCGATGACGTAGCAACGCAACAAAATCGGCATGGTTGCCAACGTTGCGCGCCATTAGCTGTACGATTTGTGCCAAAGTGTCTGTCGCTTTTTGCAGCTGTTGCAATTGTATTACAAATGTTTTCGTCACTTTGCCCGGTCTTTTGTTGCCATAGCCATTGTCGCCACGGCTGCACGCCTCACAGTGCGATGCCAACTGACTGACAATTTTATAGCCTAGCAATTTGGGTTTTTCCATCACAGGCTCGTCCGTCTCTGACAAAGACGCGACAAAATTCGGCACCACTGTGACAATGCCCTTTTCGTTTTTTTTGATGTTGCGATGTTTTGACAGACGACTGGCAAAGCTGCACATCAAAAGACGCTGCTGGACGGCGTAGCTGATGTCCTCTCTTGCCAGCAGTCTGCCTTCAGGAAGCGACGATTTCTTTTTTTTTTGTGGATTCTCATTGGCGAGCCCAATTGGCTTTCTTTTACCACAAACGGTTGATCTGGCAGTGTTTTGTGCGTTCATAGATTTCATTCAGCCTGCGGGTAACGACGCGTATAGAAGCCACAGTTGCGGGGCGGAATTTTTTTTGTTAGATCCGCGTCCGCATTGTCCTGTCAAACTGTGCCGTAAAGAGTAAAAATGGCACTCTTGACGCCCAAAAGATCAAAACAACGTGAAAAAGTTGCGCTTGACCCAAGCGTAGATGCGCAGGCGCCAGTAACATTTTGCCACTGATTTTGTGAAGGTGCAAAAAAGTACGTCAAATGCCAAAATGTATATATCACAACGACCTTTTAAATTGTGAACAGATGTTGTCAGAAATGGCTGTCGAAAGATATTGTCGATCGATCTGCGAAGTTTTGTGTTTGTCGCGAAAATTTCTTCACACAATCAAAGACAAAGCCCATGGAGTCTGGGCCGAATTTTTTTTGGTATGTACTTCTCAGATGAAAAAACGAACTCTGATTTTGTGAAGAAAGGCCAATCGAACATATAGCCGAAAATGTTTTGGACAACACCAGCGGACAATATTGTGAAAGAGACACAAGAACGATGTTTGACGAGCATGGAAGACGATATTGACGGCGATTTATTACAAAGGTGGCAGCAAGATGATGAAATGTTTGTGCAAGATGACAGCTACGATCTCAATGATGGCTTTTGCGTGGATGATGAGGAGTCCATTGCCTTTAGCTGCGAAGAATCAATTCCAGATCTGTCTGAACAATTCGCCAGGTCTGTGTCGGTGCAAGGCAGTGCGCAGAAACACTTGCGCAAATGTCGTTTTGCGGGCGAGTATGGTGATGATCAGTGGTGCAGCGAAGATGAAGAAGACAGCGCGTTTATTGCAGACATTGACGCAAGCAGCGATGAAGACAGCCAATTGGACATTTCTTGTTGCAGCGACTTGTTTTCAGACAGCGAAGAAAGCTGCAGTGTGGAAAAAAGTTCAACAGAAACGGACGAAGCGACAGTGACACCGATGAGCGCTTGACTGTTGCAATGAACATACTCTGAAAATAATGCACTTATTTTATTCATTTACTCGTTTCCCACTGCTTGGTCGGTCAATGCAGCACGATCAAAAGTATGCTTGCTCGATTTGCGTGCAAAAAGAGTAGTGATTTTGTTGTCGCGTTCGACATTCAGACGACGACCAATCAGACTTTCCATCGCGTCACTGACAACCAAATCCATAATGAACTGAACCTCCTGACTTTGCTGACCGACAGCCGGACCTATGAGCAGATCAATCTGATCGCTCAGCAGGGCGTCACTGTCAATATCATTCCAGCCGTCTTTCGAGTCTGCGTGACGGTGTTGATATCGATCGCGACGTTTGCGCAAACGCGAACCGACGCGATCTTTGTCTTTTCGTTGTTCAAGTTCGTCCAGCAGGCCATCATCGAAATCGTCTGTTCGTTCCAAATCGTCTGCACCGTAATAAATGATACGATCGATCTCGTCGTCGCGAACACGCAACTTCAGTGTTTTGTCACCAGTTTTCGCATCGTACAAAATGGCATTGAAATTGCCCTCTCTGTTGCGCTTGTCTTTGTAGCGCAACTTCAATTCGAAGTGCCAATCACTCAAAGAATGACGAGCAAGCACGCTTTCGATCGATTTCGCAATAGACTCAAATGACATTTTTTCTACTCAATGCAATATTCTACTTACAAACCAAGGCGATGGGATTTTTCAACTATTATCTAGAATGACCAAGGTGCGATTTATTGTTTCTCACCACGCACTCTACGAGCCAGTTGAATGTCTCTTGGCATAACTGTTACGCGCTTGGCGTGAATTGCGGCCAAGTTGGAGTCCTCGAAAAGACCGACAAGGTACGCTTCGGCGGCTTCCTGCAACGCCATGATAGCGGAGGCCTGAAAACGAAGATCTGTTTTGTAGTCTTGCGAAATTTCGCGCACCAGCCGTTGAAATGGTAGTTTGCGAATCAGCAACTCAGTCGACTTTTGGTAGCGACGAATTTCTTTCAGAGCGACTGTGCCAGGGCGGAAGCGACGTGGCTTTTTCATACTTTTCCCAGCGGCGCCCATTGTCGTCTTTCCGACGTTACTTCGTGGTGCCTTTGCTGATGGTGTTTTTCGGGCTGTTTTTCGTGCGGCAATTTGCTCCTGAAGGGCTGACGCAGGTGCTTTTCTGGCAGTTAGTTTTCTGGCTGACATGTTGGTTTTTTGTTTTCTTCTGAATCGGTTTGCACAATTTGTACAAACATCAAAAAAAAAAGCCACTTATAACGCTCGGATATGCTCAGTCGAATTGTTTACTTGAGTCGTTTGACAAAATGAAGTTGTCAGGCGCCAACAGACTGTTCTCTAAAAAAAAATGTCTTTTTTCTGCGCAAAGGTCAATGCTGCACTCTCATAATTGACGCTAAATGTGAACTTTGGCGTAGTTTTTAATTGTGCAGCGGTCTGAGACAATCAACGATCTGCCAAGTTACAAAAATCCCTGAGACCAAAACTAAAAAGTAACCGCAAAGCAAATCTTTTCTGGACAACCGATTGTTCTGCAAGGACTTGCGAACAGATGCAGAGACAGTATCGACACCGGAATTTGCATATGTCCGAAACAATTCTTGATCTTGTTGCCCGTAACTGATTATTTGATGTCGCTGCGTATGCGTCAGACGTTTTCTGGACATCCTGCGCGCAATAAAACTACTCAAAACAGTTCAATTTGGCAAACTAGGTGCATCAGAAAAAAAATTCATCGTTGCACAGATGACTGTTTTTTTTGTTTGCTGCTATACTGACAGCAAAGCGTCCGAAGCTAGTACAGGTTTGTATTGATGTCAGTCGTTTTATACTCTGATTATGCACCAAGCCGCGTCAAACTTGCACAGGGGCAACGTTATATTGACGACTCGGACCTCGCAGTTCACATCGAACAATTGTTTGGTTTGAAATGCCGCGGTCAGTTAGTGCCGACCAATTTGTCTACTCAAAATTACCCCAATCAACAAAATCATCTCTATAAGTGCCAGCAGTGCCCGACTTTTTCGCCAAGAAAAGAAAATCACAGTCGGTGTATTGCTTCGCCAAATTGTTGCACACAATACTATCTTGTGTTTCAGACACAGCCTGAACGCTCTACAGAAGTGCGACTGTCTACATGTTGCACCAACGAAGCTGTACAGTGTGCCGACAAATCGATGTGGTTCGCTGTAGATCCGTTTATTTCGGTTGATGCATTTGATAGCAGCAAACACCTGCTACCATTGCAAATTGAGCAAAGTCATGTTTTGGCCGACGTTCTCAATCATCGCTGTGCCGAGTGTAGATGTCACACAAGCAAATTCAGTGGCTCGGCTCAATGGAAATCGTGCGCGACTTGCTGCGGACTGTCTGACCGAACAGTTGATACGGATTTGTATCGTGATTCACTAGTGCGCATCGGTGCCACGGGCACAAAATATTGGCAATACAAGCCGCTCGCTCGCACCGAAGCGGACCGAGTGCATGGCATTTACGGTCAGTCAGTTTTTCGCGGTCATGGGCCTTGTCATTATTTACCCGATTATCGTAGACGCTATACACCAGTTCGCGGCGGGTATGTTCCGGCAAATATCGCGCCGCGAGCCGTGTCGGCAGTAATGGCACCACGTTTGTGTGACAGCAGCGGCTGTCGAACGGCTCTGTATTGATGCAGAGTTTGGCCAAAAAATAAAATAAACTGAAACTAATAAAAAGAAACAGAGTGAGCAAAACCCTAAAAAAAGGTGATTGAAAACTGAAACAAATCGTGCGTACTATGCAGATTTTCATTAAAACACTGACCGGCAAAACGGTCACACTGGACGTTGAAAGCGGCGACACGATCGAACAGGTGAAACAGAAAATTCAGGACAAAGAAGGCATTCCTCCAGGTTGGTTTCCTTAGTGCATTGTTCTGGTTTTTTGCTTACCCGATTTTAATTTGCGTGCAGATCAGCAAAGATTGATTTTTGCCGGGAAACAATTGGAAGACGGCAGATCGTTAGCAGACTACAACGTTCAAAAAGAAAGCACCTTGCATTTAGTTTTGCGCTTGCGTGGTGGCAGTACAGGTGGCGATTTGATTTGACGCTCAAAACTGTGCAAAATAAATATACTTTTTAAATCGTGGATGTGAAAAGCGCGTTCCAACCAGAGGAACGTTTTGACGCCGGCAAGAAACTCACGAGGCTCAACGGTCGGTCTTGAGATATCAACACAAAAAATTCAACGGCAAGTGGATCGTCAACGTGCATTGGCATTATTTGGAATGGCTGACTGAGATCGAAGCACATAAACTGTTGATATCGGGTCGCAGGGTGCATCAAAAAGGGATCTGAAAAATTTATACAATTTTTTTTTCACCAACAATGACTTCTGTGCAAAGTTTGATGGCATCAGATTCGTCGCAAACCGACAGAGCCACACAAGCTGGCACCGTATCGCCATACGCAACGCATCTGTACCGCAAGTCCAAAATTACGCCTCGCAAAAAGTTGCTTGCCTTGCTTGCCGTCGGCAATGCGCAGTTTTGCGAGGAGCGGCATGAAAAAATGTTCCGGTCTGGCACAACCAAAAAACGCAAATTGGAACAGACAACCAATGACACCGGTGGCGTTCTTCTTGTTGCTGCAAGTGAGCGCAAAAAGTCGCGACTGAACAAAAAGGCCGAATTTTTCCTGCCGTCGTGGCTGAAAACATCTGTCGATCGTACCTACTGGTTTGAAAGACTTGTCAACAATACCAACAATCGTCGAGAAGACAGCCGCGAGATACTCAAGTCTGAAAAGTGTTTACGCTTAGAGCGTCAAGTGTCGGCTCACCTTGACACACTAACAGACTTCTCAGAAGACTTAGCCAAAGCAGCCCTGCAGGACGCAGATTGTGCACGGCTGGTCGCTGGTTACTATGCTTCCGGAGAATTAGCTGGTATCATAGAAACAGACATCGGCAAAGCGATCTCTTTGTATCGAAAAGCGATTGTTTTTGCTTCGCTAGAACGCAACAAGGATTTAGAAACACAAATTACAGCCGACTTGGTTATGCTCCTAATCGACAACAACCAGCACAAGGCCAAAGTGTTGCGACGTTTGCCGCGCTTTGTCGAATTGTTGCAGAGTAGAAGCTTGACTGTTTCGACAGTCACTTACGGCTACTTTGTTCTCGGACAAGTTTGTGAAGAGTTTGCTGTGGCTGAATGTGCTGAAGCACTGCTTGCACAGTCTTTGCTGTGCTATCAGGTGTCGGCGCGTGCCTCGCTGGCAGGCTCAGAGTACGCGCGACTTTATTTGCTCAGTGAAAAAGTCGACAAGCTGTTGCAAACCGAATCGTTTGACCTTCTCGACGATTTGTTTGAATTGACGCAACCTATGCAGTTGTACGAATGGTATACACGTGAAGAACCCCATTTGACTGCGGAAGAAATCGAGAAATACGACATGGAGCATGCTGCGTTTCTGCACTGTATGGCAGTTTATTTTCGCTTGGCAAAAAGTGATGAAGACAGCGCCAAGCGCATGGAGAAACGAGCATCGGCAGCCGGTCAGAAAATGGCCAGCGCCGCTAAGAAAAAAGTGGACAAGACTCGAGACGGACTGCGCAGACCGCTTTTGTCGATAATAGAATAAATCTGTTGATGCTTTTGCAGAGATAGAACACAACCCATTGTGGAGTGTGGCAAGTTGCTTTCTTGCTTAGCAAAGATGCTTTGACTAATGACAAAACTCTGTTTTTGTGCCATCATTCAATTAACAAAAAAGGTTGAGTGAATATGACTTTTAATTGGATTGACGCCGTAATAGCTGTGGCGCTCGCAATTTCGTTTTTGTTGCTTGGAATGCTCTATGTTAAAGTTGTCAAGCTAGAGGCGAAAACAAAGAAAATGGATACGTCGCAAGGCAAAATTGTAGATACATTGTACACACAGACCATGAAGCAGAAATAAACATTTTTTATTGAATTGCATCGTCGTACGTCCGGAGTGACCTTTGGCTGAGTATAAAAGTCGACAATCTGTTGCGAACTGAATCGTTTGACCTTAAGCTATAGTGTGGTCTTTTTTGCTGATAGTAAATTGTTTCACTTTGGCTTGCAGAGCCCATCATAGTCGCAGTGTGAGCGCTTTTGCAAAAAAAACATAACGCGTAGAAAGCCTTATGAAACCAGCAGAGAAAAGGAGAGCACTAGACCAATGAGGTGTGAAACAGCACGGAAACGATCTTTCCCCGACAGGGTAGATTGTGGCCTCCACTGTCTGATCAAAACAGTATTTTTTTATTCGTCACGCAACATTTTGTGACAAATTGAGTAAAGCATAAGCAGGATGACGTCCAACATGCTTACCCCACCGATCGGATTTGACGAAGTAAAGTCATTGTCAGGCGGCTTGGCACGAGAGGTTCAATTGTTGCAGTCGATGGCAACGAACAAAAAAGTGCTGGACGCCAAAAAAAAGCGAGAGAAGCGCAAGGTGAAAAAGCGACGCAAAAAAAGGAAGAGCCCGAGCGAAGTTTTTCAGCAGGTCGGTCAGAAAATGGCCAGCGCTGCCAAGAAAAAAGTTGACAAGACTCGCGAAGCACTGCGCACATCCGGAGAGACTTTGGTTAAGCCTTTTGCTGGTCGTGAAAAGCGCGAAGTTACCAACGACGAATACTTGTCACAGCTTGAAGACGTTTTTGATATTTTGAGCACCGAGCCGTTCCACACACAGTACAATTACTATGCAGAAAATCTGCCAGGGCTCAGCAACGCGGGTCCGGAGGGCACCACTGACAAACTTCCGCTTCAATACTTTGATGAGTTGAATGTACCGCCGCGCGAGCAGCCCTCGGGCCTCAAAGGCAGCAAAGGTCTCATTCGTTTTCCCGGCCAATTTTTTCCTGGCG